CCGCTTTGCTGTAAGCAACGGCAACGGCCTGCTTCACGGCAGCAGCTTTGCTCTTTGGCTTGCTGGTACCTATCATGCCGTCCTTCTTGTAGTCGCGAACGATCTCTCCAATGTTGGAGCTGATCGTCTTCTTGCTAGAACCTTTTTTAAGCGGCATATTGGCCTCCTGGTTGTTGGGGTTGGTTGACCTTCTCTTGCTGCAACAGCAACTTCTGCTGGTTAATCTGGTTGGTCTGCTGTGCCTTTTGCTGATCCAAGGCCAGGCGCTGCTGGTCAAGGCCAATGCGTGCCTTGTCTGCCTCTGCACGTTGGGCGATTTCCTTCTCCTTGATCTGCACCAAGGGGTCAGGACCATCACCGCCAGCAAACGTCTCTTGCATGTCGCGAACTTCCTTCATGCCCATGGCAATGTTGATAGCGACCATGCCTTCGCGCTGGATAGCAGAGACCATGCGGTCTGGATCGGTGCCGTACTGTTTGAACAACTCGACTTCCATGTCCTCTTCCGCACGCAAGCGGATGTGATCCAGGATGTGCTTTTGCAACTCGGCAGCAGACGTTGGGCTGGACTGCAAAATAGGTGACAAGCCCATCATCAAGTGCGTTGCAATGTGCGCATCATGCTGTTGGCCGGCAAAGGCCTTCAACTTCATGCCGTTGAGCACGTCGCTGTTCTCGGACGCAGGGTCCCGGGGCATGTTGGTGTTCTGCGGGAGCAGTACACCGTCAATGTCACGGATATTCAGCGCCGCATACATGCGGTAGTAGGCTTCGTACATGTTGTGCATCTGCGGCGCGCTCTGCGCCAGCTGCAACTGCATCTGTGCCAGCTGAATACGCTGTGCAGAACTGAAGATGTTGGGGTCAGCCACGGGCTGGACCGACACCATGGTGTCAAAGTCCTTCTTCTTGATCCTGCGGCTCGCGCCTGGCACGTCGTAAGGGTACTCGTCCGGCAGGTACTGGCCAAAGCCCTCAAACAGCAAGCGGAACTCAAGCGTCTGTGCGTAGTGCAAGCGCTTGTGGATGCTTGACATGACCATAGAGCCGCGTTCCAGCAACGCCAGGGTCGTTCCGACCTGTGCGTACTGGTTGCCGTCGCCAACTTGCATGTCGGCAGTGCTGGACAGGCGCTTGCCTGAGTCCACCAAGAAGCCCATCAGTGCAAACAGCACCTGGCTTGGCTCTTTGTACGGCAGAGGCAGCAAAGACGACGCAAGTTCTGCACCGCCCGCGTCAATGTCACGCCATTCACCCGGTTGGATGGGGTTGGAGTCGTCCGCGATCCGCGCGCCACGGGCTTTGAAGCCTGCAGGCAGGTTAGCGAGCGTACCTGCATCAATTAACTGCCTCAAAGCGCTTGTAGCGGCCTTGCCGAGGCCTCCAATGAGGTGAACAAAGCCCAAGCCGTAAGCTCCAGGGCCCTCGACCAGCACGTAATGCACAAAATAGTTGCGGCGCGTGCATTTTTCGTCGTTTTCTTTCCAGTTGCGACGAATTCCAACCACTTTTAAGGTGTCTTCTGCAAGGGTAACTACGTATGGACGCTTAATTCCGGTCATTTCACCGTCTTCGTCCATGTCCTCAAAGCCTTTGAGGTCCAAATCGACCAATTGCTCGAGCAAAAATATCTCACCAACGTCATCTGTGGGCTGAATACCGGTAACTTTGTCCACTGCTTCCTGAATTTGGCTTGCATCAGCAGGGGAAGCGTAGGTATCAAGGAACACATCGAGGTATTCGCCGGCCAAAGCACGCTTGCGGTACTCGTTTGAGTCCATTGCAATGCGGTGAGTCAGGCGTGGGCACTGGGAAACGACGCTTGAGCCGTTGTACGGAATGTAAACATCGTCTGCCAAGCACAGTTTTGACACCATGCGGCCCAGTTGATAGTCGTAGTAAACCTTTTTAAAGGTTGAACCACCGTAGCCAGTGTAGAAAAGCTGCTGGTCAAACTCAGGCGTGTACTCTTCCATCACCGTAGTGATCTGGTAGTTCATAAAATCCTGCACACGGCCGGCCTGCTGGAACTTCTCGACCGTCTCTTTGCCCATAATCTGCGAGCGAACAGGGCCGCCAGCAGGCATCAGCTCCTTGAAGGCCTGTGCCTGGAACTGAATGATGGCCTCGGTCAACATTGGATGGGTTGCACCAGAGGCTCCACGGAAAGGCTTGGTGCGCTCTTCCATGCGAAAGCCCAAAAGGTCCAGGCCTTTGGCGTACATGGACTCCCACTCAGAGCGGGAACCCTTGTCGGCCTCAAACAAAGACGACACTTCAATGCCGATTTGGGCCAAGACGTCCGGCTCAATGACCGCTGCGAGGTTGCTGTAGAAATCTACTTCTTCGGCATCCTTCTCACCCATCTCGACGATGGCACCACCGTCCTCTTCAATGATGATTTCAATGTCTGACTGGGGTTCTGGAATGCCGCCGCCTATCACCACCTCAAGGGTGGGCATCCGGTTCAGTGCTTTTTCGATTGCCATTTATGTTCCTTAGATGAAGTTCAGGTTGTCCAGTGCGTCTGGGCCAAGACCTTTTTTGTAATTCTGCAGCAAAGGCGTCAAATGGCTATCCGACTCTTCAATAGACGATGGCTTGAGGTATTTCTGTAAAAAATCAAGCACAGCGCCGTCGTATTTCTCTGGCGCAGTGTTACCAGAGGCGCGTCCGTTGCCCTTAATCTGCGTCACAACAGGCGTGAACTCATCTAGCATCTTTACCTCAATTGTGTTGACAGGTCTATTACGGTTGTCACGTAGAGTATATACCTGCCACTTGCCTGTGCCAAAGCCTTCGCGCTTGTCAGCGGAGTAACCTGCGCCACCTGTCTCATATCCGCCCACTGAGTGACCAACGTATGCGCCTTCTGGCACAGTGGCCGCACGGTCTTCAATGCGCTTCCAGGCAAAACCTTTATACGGACCTTTGTCAAACTGCAACAGAGGGGCGCTCACGCCTTTGGCAAACACGGAGTCCGCTACGGGCTTGCCTGACTTGATACGCTCAACCAACATTGCGCGCTGGTCAGTTTGTTCGCGCATCTTAAGCGCGCCCTTGATGGCATCTTCAAAACGAATGTTGGCTGCCTCGCGTGGCAGGATACTGGCCAAGTATTTGTTAATTGATATTGGATCAAACACTGCTTGCAGTGGCTTTTGGAGGCCGTACTGCATGTCATAAACAGGCTCACCTTTGTTGATTGCCGTCATAATGTTTTCAGGAAGCATATTTTGGACTACTTCATCCTCGGTCTTGCCCATGATCTTCCGGCCTTGGCCCATAAGTTGGTTAATCCAATTGGTCTTTTCGGGCTTATCCATTTTGTTCATCATGCTTGCCTCTTTGTAAGCCTTGAACAAATCCTCCGCAGATCGATTGAGGTCTCCAATAACCCTGTCATAGTCAGTTGGTGAACGGGTTATGGTTCCGACATTCGCATTGATCAGTTCAGGGCGAAGACCTTGCATAAGTAGTTTGTCTTCTTCGGCTACTTGAGCGGTACGGCCCAACTGTTTGCCTTGTTCAGACAAAAGATTGCTGTACTCTGGCCTAGCTGCTGCCGGGTCCGAGGTAAGCACAACACCCTTAAGGTCTGTGGCTTTGTCATAACGAGCTGTAAAGTCGTCCATGGCCCGTGGGTACTTGGGGAAGAACCTTGTCTCAGGTGTGCCAGGACCAACAAAGCCCTCTGGTCTAACGCCTTCTTTGACGCGTGTCTTGCCTGCTGCAATCTGATCAATTAGATATTCAGGGAAGTCTTCTTCCAAAGACGAACCTCTAATTTGCTTGTTGGCAATGCCTCTTGCAATAGGATCATCTGGCGTACCAAACTGGCGAGTAAAGTAGTTGCGTGCTTTCTTGTCCCAGAAGTCTTGAATGATCAGTGCTTGACCATCATTCTGGCCTGCTACCGTCTTAGCATTTTCAAGCCCCCTGTTTAAGATATTGTCAACGCCGCTGACACTTTCTTTCATGCCTATAGGGCCACTGACTATTGTGCTGCCGCTTGGACGCACCGCATACGACGCACCTGGCACAGCCAGCTGACGGTTGTACTCTTGAAAATCCTTGGCCACGGCAGTGGCTGCCTCGCCTGTCTTCTGTGCGCCCTTAACAGCAGAGCGCGTCACGCCTGCAGGGTTGGACAGGTTGGACAATAAACTACCGGCTGTGTAGAAGCCCTTGGCTGTTGGATCAGCAGGTGGTGCCGGGCGAATGCCCAGTTCTGTCATCTTGCTTTTGATGTAGTCGCTTGTGCCTACCTGGCCTGCAGGCGCTTGCCCTGTCAAGCCTTGACGGACCAGCATTGCTATGTCCATGGGCGCGCCTGCGATGTCATAGGGCAGCTCTGTCACGCCCTTGGCCATGTTCACATACGCGTCGCCAGATTTTAACTGCTTGCTGATCGCGCCTTCCTTGCGGCCTTTGCCAGATGTGGGGGTTATAAATGCTGGACGGGAAGCTGCATCCATCTCTTCTTGCGACAGCTCCCCCTCAGACTTTTTTGCTTCACCACCTTTGTTAAAACGCTTCTTGGTCAGTGTGCCCTTGGTCAGTGTTGCACCCTCCAAGGTCGGCGCGCCAAAGGTATCTGCAGCCAATCCACGAGCCGCGTTCTGCGCTGACCTGATCTTCATCTGGTAAACCCTTGCAAGCTCTTCCATCTGTGCACGCGCAGACTCCGTGTTCCTTGCTGCAGGGGCCCTGTCCTTCATTGCACCCAGGTCACCCTTGGCAATGTCCTCATAGGCCATCTGCATCGCTTTTTCAGCAGTTGCGCCACCGCCAGCAGACGTCTTCGTGCGCTTGACAGACTGACGTGTAGGTGAGGGTTTACCTGCGCTACTGAGGTCAGCCAAGTACTTCTGCGCCGTGCCCACAGGGTTTGTGTTGATGACTTCTTCAGGCTTCTCGTCTGACAAGGTCTCAGCGTTTTGCGCCAACAAGGCTTGCAAGTCTATGTCACCGCCCTTGGCAAAACCTGGTGGCTTAAATGGGGCCAGGCCCGGTGCAACGATCCGGTTGCCCATACGGTCAGTGAAGAACCCTGCGTTTTGCGTGCCACCCAGCATTGTGGGCGACAGGTTAGGGTTTGCACCAATGGTGTTGAGCGTGTTGACCGCGCCGGCCACTGGCAAGCTGGATGGCCCGAGGGCCGTGGTCCCTGCGTTGATACCAGGGTTGCTTGTTTGGCTCAATGCAAAATAGCTTTTTGGATCGGTTGCCGCACCGCCCTGGCTGATGGGTGACGTGCCAAAGATAGGAGAGGCTGGCCCTGTGATGTTGATGCCGCCAACATCTCCGACCTGGCCCACTTGTCCAATCTGCCCAACGCCCTTGGTCTGGTATAGAGTAGGTTGAGTGACAGGGATTTGGTCAGCAGTAATGTCGGTGCGCTGGCCGTTGCTACCAAACATTGAACTTGTAACTGGCGGCGTTTTTCTCTCTTCGTCCCGCTGCTTGTCCAAGTAGCGTGACCAGCCCACGTCCAAAGGTCCGCCCAGGTCAATCTTGCCAATGCCCGTGGACGCGCCAATGGTAGAAAAGTTAGAAGGCAGTGACGTTACGTTGGTGGTCTTTTGCGTACTGCCAATAGACGGTATTGCCGTTAAGGCTGCCTTTGGCAAAGGCACATAGCCGCCGCCTGGCGTGATGCCGTCCCAGCTGCCCGCGTCAGGGTTGTTGTAGCCGCCGCCACCAGGGCTGAAGAACAACTTATTGCGTTTGGTGTATTCGCTCTCCGGCATCTTCATGGACTTCTCGTACGAGTCAATCCATTTAGGCGTCGGATTAAAGCCTGCAGCTGCTGCGGCCTTAGACACGGCACTGTAACCACCATACTTTTCAAACTCCGACGTAGGCACCCCGCCTTGCGTGCTGCGGTACATCAAACTCAGTGCCGTTGCACCTGTCAAGCCGCCAGGTGCATTGGTCTGGTTTATCACGTTGGATATGGGCAAGGCTGCCTTGGCCCGTGCGTCGGCGTCAGCCTTCAACGCATTTTGAATTGCCAGCTGCTGCGCTGCAGTGGACGCGTCTTGCTGCGCTTTCAGGGCTGCAGCTTGTTGCGATTTCAAGGTTGCCAGCTCCAGTGCGCTGCTTGTAACCAGAGCTTCACGTGCTTTGTTTGCCGCGTCAAGCTGCGCTGCAAGTTCTGCCGCAGTGGGAGGGTTGGCTCCACTTCTCTCCTCGCGCTGTTGTGCAGCGTAGTAATCAGAGTCTTTCACTGGTTCAGCTGCCGCCGCTACAGGGGCCGCGCTTTGCGGGTTGAACACACGCTTAATTGCTCGGCTAACCTTGCCAAGTATGCCGCCTTTAAACTCAGGCAAACCAGTCATGGGGTTGGTAGTTCCAGAGCCACCCTTTGACTTCAAGAACTCCACAGACTCGGGCGACAGGTAGGCTAACAACTCGTCCCCGCCACGGCCCGCAGCTGCGACCTTGTCGGCCAAGTCCATAATCTCTTCTTTGGTGTAGCCGTACGCTTCAAAGTCCTTGATGATTGAGCTGGCAGTCCTGTCGTCTGAGTCGTCAGTCACTTCACCACCCTTGGCCATAAAACGGTTGGCCACGGACATTGAGCCAAAGTTATATTTGTCTGGATCACTGACCACGTCAATGGCAACAGCGCGATTGCCTGCGTCCTCGCGTGCACGCTGCGCAGCTTGCTGCTGGCGCGCAACAACATCCTCTTCCTTGAACGGCAGCACAGGGGCTGTGTTGTCAAAGGATGTGGGCGTTGCGGGTGCAGTCATGTCAAACGCACGGGCGAGCGTGGGCGCGGCTGGCCCAGCATAGTCCTCGGTCCGTGGTCCTGCGTTGTACGCCTCAATGCTGCGGAGGTACTCGTCGTACTGCGTTTTATAGGGGTTGTAAACTTCTTCGTTGTAGCGCTGCGCTGCCATGTTATATGCGTCCGCCTGCGCCTTGTACGGGTTGTAGACCTCAGTCTGGTACTTGGTCAACGCACTGTTGTACGCCTGGCGCTGCTCTTCAAATGCGTCCAGTTCTTTCTGACGTTCACTCAAGTACGCTTTGTCCGAGCCACGCAAGAACGCCCTCTGCGTAGGATTGGCAATGCCGCCAAACGCAAAGTTTTGTACAGCAGGCATGTCGTATTTAGATTTCTTTCGCATATCACCCCGGCCAAGGAATTAGTTTGGACATTTTAAACGTCAATAGTACTCGGGCACAAGGTCTTTAAATTCACTTTCTTCAACATCGTCTGTTGCCAAGGTAATGAAGTTGCCTCGCCTAAACCTGTCCATGGCCATCGTCGTGCTGTCCACCATGTCGTCGTTGTCGCCGTTAGGGAAAGCCGCGCATTCCTCTACCAAGAGTTCCGCCCAGTCCGTGTCCGGGGCCCAGACCATTCCAGCCTCGAACACAGGAGCCACCGCGTTGGCCCGCGCCACCTTGTCAGTGCCCGTTCTACGTCCGCCTGGCGAGTACATTGTCACAGGGATGTTCATCCGGCGCAGCTCCTGTTGCAAAGGTGTACCTGTGGCCTTCGCCTCAATCAGCACATTGTCAGGCTGCCACACATCATACTGCTCCTTGGCAATACGTTTTAGCTCAGGGAAATCCCAGCGCCCACGTTTGACGTCAAGCAAGATGATGGACGCCCCCGAATCCTCGCTCAAGTAAAACACGCCCCAGGTCGTGATGACAGAAAAGTCAGCCGTCTCCTTTTTGGAGTACGCCGTGTCCATGGACTGGATGATGTAGTTCACGACAGGCGGCTCGTCCTTAGGCCAGACTTTCCACCACTCCCGTTTCAAAATTGCACCCTCGTCGTTCGTGGGCTGCTGCTGGTACATCGCGTTCCACTTTTGCACAGACAAAGTGGCTTTCACGCCTTCCAGTTCCTCGATTTTCCAAAAGCCCGGCCAAAGTGGGCGCCCACTTGGCATGATGGCTGGGAACTCAATTACCTCCCATTGGTCCGCGTTCCGTGATTTCTGAGCCTTGAGCAAACGCGCCGTCAGGTCCTTCGTGCCCCAGCGCGTCATCACAATCACAATCGCACCGCCTGGTTGCAAACGAGTACGAGGACCAGAGATGTACCACTCCCAGGCGTTCTCCAAAGCAAGGTCACTCATCGCGTCCTGCTCCGAATGCGGGTCGTCAATGATCAAAACGTCAGCGCCACGACCCGTCATCGCGCCACCCACACCAACAGCAAAGTATTCCCCGCCCTTGTTCGTGTCCCACCGGCCGGCAGCCTTGCTGTCCTGCTTCAAAGTGACGTCAGGAAATACTTCCTTGTACGTGTCCATGTCCATTAAGTCACGCACCTTGCGACCAAACCTCACAGCCAATTCGCTGTTGTGGGTTGCTTCAATGGCCTTGGTTCGCGGGTCTCGGCCCATCAGGTACGCCGGCAGCAGATAGCTTGCAAACTCAGACTTCGTGTGCCGAGGGGGCATGTTGATGATTAAACGCTTCAAGGACCCCGCTGCAATGCGATCGAATGCCCTGGCCATGATTGCGTGGTGCTCACCAATGATTGCGTTGGGCCAGACGTAGCGCACGAAATCAATGAAGTGAGTACGTGCTTTGTCTTGCGTGTCAATCTGCGCGAGCCGGTATTCAAGTTTGAGCCGTTCCGCGTCTATTTCTTCAGGGATCATGGAAGTCCGTTTCGTTTCAAAATTTTAAATATTTTGACACGAGTTGACATTGTTGACAAAGGGGGC